GTACTAGTAGATTGAATCTTGGCCCAAGCAGAGCTCTCAGTTCCTGGTAGTTCATGGTCTACCAACCAATCAAGTTGGTTATCTATAGAGTAGTCTTCCCCAAACTTAGCTTCAAAGGCAGTCCTCCGAGAACCTGTAAGCTGGTACAGTCCCCTGCCGTAAGTACCATGTACGTTAGCTTCAGACTCCACTACATCAATATCAAAAGCACTCTCATCAGCAAAGTTAGCCATGAACCCCCTAGCGATATGTTCTGGCAAACCCCTGTCTAACATACCTTCGTATACTTGACCTTGTATCGACCTACTACTATTAGTCCTAGACCTAGGCCTGTCTTTTATAGTGGGGTCAGGTTGCCTCTCAGAACCAGGCCTAGCTTGTGGCCTAGTAGGAGACTCCTTAGAGCTCTCTAGGGATTTCATTATCCCTAGTCCAAAACCAGCTACAAAGCCCGTCTGTGGTTCTTGTGGGCGCTGTCTGGGCCTCATGAGTCCTTGGGAGGAGTTAGCTGCTTGTTCCTGGGCTGTAGGGGCACTAAAGTCCGATCCAGAGTTATCTAAGAGAGCCTTTCTGGCCCTCTCTAGATTAGACTTATATGAAAAATTACCTTGTGTCATTTATCCGTACCTCACCCTATTATTAACCCTGCGGCATAACCAGCAAAGTCCGCCCATCCGGGGGCATTCCTATTGTCAGAGTCCTCTGCAAACTGACCTTGTTTATCAGCAAGGAAGATGGAAAGAGCTCTGTCCTGTGCCCCCTCAGCTTGCCTAAAGGCCATATCCATAATGTCCCTCTCTCTCTGCATTACCGAATCAACCATAGAAGCAGTTAACCCATTAGTAGCAGCAGCAGTCTGCCTGTTTGCTTCGTTCTGTGCAGAAGTATTGTAGGTGTTAGTGTCCTGCCTCCACTTAGCATTTGCTTGAGCAACTACCAAGGCGTTACGAGAATTAAACTGATCACGATCAACCTTAACCCCTGCATTAAACTTCTCTGCATCCAACTGCATATTAGCAAAGAACTGATTAGTTTGGTTCTCACTAGCGGCATTGAACTGCTTAGCAGCATTGTCAGCAGCTTGGTCACTAAAGATGGAATCAATCTGTGCCTGAGACTTAAACAACTCAGTTTGTTGCTTTAGGTCCATATTCTTCATATCCATCGCCAAGAACGATTGGGCATTAATAACAGCAGACTGTTGACGGTTATTGAGGTTGGCCATATCCATTTGAGACATAGCAGCAGCATCTGACATCATCTTAGCATTCTTAGCACTAAGGTTAGCTAGGTCAACTGTCTGAGCCATCTGAGCATTCTCCAGAGCAATCTGGGTCTCAGCTGTAAAGTTCATATTAGCAATGTCAGAGATTTTAGAGGCGTTAGCTACACGAGTTTGAAACTCTTGAGTGAACTTCATACCTAAGAAGTTAGCCCTTTGTTCAGCACCAAACATAGCCGTCTGTTGACGATTGGAAAGGTTCTGAGCCTCAAAGCTGGCGAAGGTAGAAGCATCCTGCATAGCGATAGGCATCGCTGATTCCATAGCAGCTTGAACGAGAGCTTGTCCAGCCATACTAGAAGCACCTAAGCCTCTAGCAGCCATCTGAGCTGTAGCGTTACGTAATGCACCAGCAGCCCAAGCAGGGGGTTGTGTGCCATCAAACTCAGCCATAAGCTGGCCCATCTGTCCACGTACTGTAGCAGCTACGGAAGGATCAGCCTGAGCTGCCTCAACCTGTAGGGCAGAATTAACTTCAGCCATATCAACAGCCGAACCAGAGATAAGCTCTCCTGTCTCAATAGCACGAGCAGCAGCTGGACTGACTACTTGAGCACCTGTCAGTTGTGCAGCTTCTAGCTCTAAGGCAGCTAGTTCCTGGGGGTCGGTAGTTTGAGCCCTAGCTATAGCATTCTCTTTAATTCGTCCTTGAATCGTAGAGACGTCCTCTATAGCACCCTGTACTTTGTCACCAGACTTAGAGGCTGTAACAGAGGAAGCAGCCATAGTCTTAGGAGTAGACACCTGAGGAGCTGCCCCAACTTGACCCACGCCTGCAGCGATATTAGTACCCGCAGCATTAGGATCAATATTGCTTACTACGGGCTTAGCTACTAACGAAGAGGGGTTAGTAATTGCAGCCTCTTGCATATCGTTAGCTGCCTTCATAGTCCGCTCTCTTTGGGCTTTAGCCTCTTGAGCCTTTAACAAATCAGCAGGTGTCATAGAGGTTGCTATAGAAGGGCTGGAGGATATACTACCCATTACTTGTGGGGTAGGAGCAACAGTAGGGGGAGCAGCAGGAGTGGAGCTATTTTGACTAGCTGCATAAGCAGCAGCTGCCCTGTCCCTACGGCGGTCGTCTGAGTCATCATTGGCCATTTGTTTTAGTCCTTATGTAATGATTAAGCCTCAAGAGCAGACAACCGTTTTTCTAAGTCAGTAATTTTAGTTAGGGCCTCTTGCAAGGCTGCGGTTAGGATCGGTGTCAGTTTAGCGTAGTCAACAGACTGCATATCAGGGACGCTACGTGTGCCCATAACTGCTTCTTCTGTATCAGTCGCCGGAGTGACTTCATACACCTCATCTATCATGGCGTCTTTTGTACCAGTGACAGCGCGGGGATGAATTTCTTGTAACTCATGCGCAAGGAAACCATCGTACCATAGGCCGTCTGAAATAGCGGTGTAGCTACAAGGCTGCATAGCCATTACGATTTCTGATGCGTTTAGGATAGCCGTTACGTTCTCTTTGAGCCGGTGGTCAGAAGATGTGTTGAAAGATGTTGATGATGTATTCCACAGGATACTGCCCCTAGCTGCGTCAGCCGAATCTCGAAACACCAGACCTCTGACATCAGCACTGTTACTAAATGTAGCGCAATGATTTGACCCCGAAGCCTTGACTTGAAAGGGTCCACCCCCCGACACAGACGTAGTTTTATTAACAAGGACGTTTTCAGAGGCGTCAATTGTAATCGCGGTAGACGTTGCGTTGTCATCAATGCCTAGGGAAGTAAAAGCGCCTGTAGCTGTAATGTCAACAAAACTAACGTCGTCAGTTGTGGCAACCCCCTGATTTTGTCCATCAAGATGGTTAATCTCAGCAGTAGTTGCTGTAACGCCATCCAGGAGGTTTAGTTCTACAGTAGTAGCTGTGACCCCATCGAGAGTGTTAAGTTCCGCAGCCGTAGAGGTTACACCATCTAGTATATTAATCTCTGCAGTAGTAGCTGTAACACCGTCCAGGATGTTAAGTTCAGCTGTAGTTGAAGTAACCCCGTCTAGTAGGTTTAACTCTGTTGAGGTGGATGTGACACCATCTAAGATGTTTAACTCCGCAGTAGTAGCTGTTACACCATCCAGTAAGTTCAACTCTGTAGCTGTAGATGTTACACCATCTAGTATATTAAGCTCTGCAGTATCAGCAGTAATCCCGTCTAATACATTAAGCTCAGCTGTAGTGGCTGTAACACCATCTAAAATATTAAGCTCCGCTGTAGTAGCTGTAACACCGTCTAGCAGGTTAATCTCCGTAGATGTAGAGGTGACTCCATCTAGTATGTTAAGTTCAGCTGTAGTTGAAGTAACTCCGTCTAATAGATTTAACTCAGTGGTTGTAGAAGTCACACCATCTAGTGTATTAAGCTCTGCTGCAGTAGCTGTTACGGCAGCCCCGTCCAAAGTAAGAACGTCTGTGAACACATTACTTAAAGCATTACCAGACTTACCTAGTGTGTAAGTTGAGTCAGCTTTAGGAAAGAAGGCACCAGAATCAGCTACGAAGTCTTGAGCAGGGCCCAGTACTAGGACAGCTCCACCCTCAGCCGTAGTCCCGTCATGTGTGTGGCCAGAAGTATTTACAAAAGCTGCCTGTATCCCGTCAAACTCTCCATCCAGGTCAGAAGCATCAATGATACCTTCATCATCTATATTGTTAGTAGTGTCGTTTCTTACGTATCCAGTACCCATTTTAGTTACTTCCTATCGTTATTTCTGTACTCTAGTATTACTACATCTAGAATAAAAGGTGGAGTGTCCAGCTCGGTAAAACTGTACTGCAAGGACACTGTAAAAAAGGAGCCAGTCAACTGAGACTCAATGTAGGTATTAGGCAGAGAGCCATAGGTGCTTGTCCCGTATACAGCTGAACCATACCTAGAAAACTGGCCTCCTCCGACTATAGACTGTACGTCAGGCTGGATAATCTCAGGCCTTAAGAAGTCATACTTAACCCCTAACCTACCCTCAACTTCCCCCTCAGGGTCGTAGTGAGTAGTGACCTTGTATAAGGTTTTACGCAGCCTTGAGTCTGTTACAGACATGAATGGGGTCTTAAAGTAGGCTTTAATAGCATCTCCATCAAAATTGTTACCTACGTCTAACGTATAAACAAAACCTGTCTCCTCAGAGAATAAAGCCCTCTCTTCTCCCCCTGTAATAACAGAGGTTGTCCGGTAAGCTTTTATACCTTTTGTCGCGCTCCAGTTAAACCCAGAGGACTCCTGAGCTACAAACTGAGTGCCAATAAAACCTTCGGTCACTGATGACCTACGACCAGTTGTAAAACCAAGTAATCTGTACTGAGATTTATCCCTTAATACAATAGAGGACATCTCTGTGTACTCTGAGCCAAAACTGGTAAGCCTATCTTGTATACTACGAGAAGCTAATCCTAGGTTGAAGTCGCCAATACGAGCCGTAGCTCCCAAGAACCTCAATCCATCAGGCCCTAAGAATAGTATGTCTCCCCCTACCTCTTTTATCGTATCCTGGTTATCACAACCTAAGTCCCCAGACACTTTATCCACCTTAAAGGTGGCTAGGGAGGTGCCAGACAATCTATGTATAGAGTGGGAAGTAAAGACTATAAGCTCATCCCGGTAAGGTATAAGACCTGTGATAACATCGTCAAATCTTATGTTACCCGCCCCGTTACCCGACTCAAAGTCATTTTCAGTAAAGGGGGCAGCAAATGATAACAGAGTACCTGTACCGAAGAAGAGGTGGTTGTTGTACTCAGAGACTACAGAAGAGCCTACAATGTCAGTAGTCCCGTCTATCAGAGTAACCCCACCTGTAGTACTAAACACTGACGGACGGTTTGTCCCGTCAACCATAACTGTACGAAAAGTCCCGTCAAAATTGAAGTCTTCAAAGTGACACTTAAAGTTAGTATGCAACCCTACGCCCAGGAAGGTTATAGCAGCGTTATCTGAGGGGCTGGAGGCTAGTGCAGGAGATACACCTAGTGTACCCCCACCAGAGGATATAGTACCCACTGACAACACTGTATACACCAACTCTACGCCAGCGATACTAAAAGTAGAGCCCACATGAGGTATATAGGAGTTACTGGCTATTGCGTCTACAATAAGGTTAGTTCCAGACTGTGAACCACCATTAACTAGGACTGAGCCGTAGCTTGGAGTACTCTTATTCGTCCAAGCACCGCCTGTACTGGACCATACAACCCCATCACGTTGAGCAATAGTTACTCCCGACTTAGCTGTTGAGTCATAAAGGTAGTGCAACCCTTGGTTAAGCTCTGACCTATTACCAAATGTAATAGCTGCTTTGTCAGCAGGGGAAGAGGCTAGGTTTGGTGTAATAGTTAAGGTAGCTACTTTGTTAGCTGAGCTATAGCTCACTCCTCCAGCAGAGATTGTGTAAGTGCCTGCCACACCTGCAACTGTAAAAGTATCCTCTGCAGAGGGTGCGAGGAAAAGATTGCTCACTACAATAGTACCACCTGATTGACCACTAGCCTGTACTAAGGGAGAGCCATAAGTAGGTATGTAGCTACCAGAGTATTTATTAAATCCGTTAATACGGCGGTATCCACCCTTAACAGACGGCTCAAAGTTGATAAGCTCCCTAGCTGATCCAGGGGCCTGAGTACCTTGCTGTAGACGAGAGAGATTACTGACCAACCCGCCTTTGAGCTCTAAGGGGAAGGACTCCCAACCTGTAGCCATTAAGAAACCCTACCTTTTACAGTTGACATATTAGAACGGCCTACACGGGTGTCTCGTACATATTCGTAACGGTTGATATAAATTGATCGCATATTACTAATACCCTTACGGAATTTGGCCATAATCACACCCGCTGCTTCTGGGTCATTACGGAAGTTGTTTACGTAGAACATAGCTCCATCAACGATAATGTGACGGTAGGCGTCAGGTACTGCAGGTACATCTGTACTAGCAGCTAAGTCAGTCGGGAGAGCATAGTACTCATACACCAACTCGTAAGCCTCTTTGGGGGAGGGGTATACGATAAACTGATTTCCTGGGGCCCTAATGATATGACGAGGCACACTACGAATAGACGTATCAGAAGAGTTATACTCATCATCTACATACCTTCCAAGGTACTCTTCATAATCCATTACAGTAAGCATAACTGTATCATTACCGAAGGTAGCATCACGCTTTACACGAAAAGTATTAAAGTCAATAGTCTTTACTGTGGAAGGGTAGCTATACCTCATAGTCCCTGCTGTCAGGGTAAGGGTTAACGAAGTAAAGTTAAAGGGCCATTGAAAGACTTCTTGATTAAGTTCTCTAATAGACGAGTTGATAGAGTCTTTAGCTGTATTGTAGAAACCAGTAGCTGTACCGAAATTAGAGGAAGTAAGCTCTGTTTCATTAACACGGTTATTGATGTCATTTACTAAGCCTAGGTAGTTATAAGCCATTAAGTTATTCCCTCTTTAAGTTCTAGTATATATACTCTTAGGAATATAAGAATAATAAAGAACATATATTGTATCTCTAATATTCCTAAGGGTATACTTATAAGTACTGTGAAAACAGCATACTTGTCACACTATTTATTTT